CCAGAGTAATAAGAAGCACCAGTTGCGAATGCTAAAAATCCAAGATAAATGTAGTTCTGATATTCGATTAAAATTGCCATTTAACTCTCCAGTTTCTTAATAAAGTCTCTTGTTCTCATAGCAGTAATATTAAATCCTTCAATAGGTTTCACATCACCGATGTTCTCATCTGGAACAACAAATATAAATGTTACATTCTTATGTTGAGAAGCAAACCATTCTAAGTATCTAACTCTATGAAAATTATCTTCTTCTCTCGCATGTGTCTCTGGACCGTAGTTGTCAGAGTTCTTAAATACATTATCAGTTGATATCTCACCAGAAAGAATGAAGTCGAAACCTAAACAATATAATGTATCGTGTTTCATTTTGATTGCTTCTTTCATCGCAACCATACCTGCGTTGTTTCTACGACCCGTATTCTCTTCGTATCTATCTTCTTCTGGTGGAATGATTAAAGATGCTTTGTGTAAAACATTCTCTAACAGTTCTCCAATCATACCTTCATCAATAGCAACTAAAAAGTCATAGTTATCAAACTCTCTGTAAAGAGCATTACAACCAAACTTCTTTGCTTGATTACCAATCTTATTTAAATCAATCTGTTTTCTTGTTACACCGTTTCCAATAATTACTGCTGGATTCATTACCAATTTGCTCCTAAGTTAGGGAAAGCATCCTGAACAAGTTTCTTTGTCAAACCATTATATTCAAGTTTCTTATTCTTCATCATACAAACTACTTTCGCATCACGAGGGTCTAAAGACTGTAGAAGTTCGATAAACAGCATTTCTCTTCTCATTGGTTTCAAACCTTCGTTACCACCTTTAAAGAAAAGATAGAATCTTCTCAGTTCACCTTGTAAGTCAATACAACCTTCGTCGTCTGCTTCCAGTTCTTTATATGGTGGATTACCTTCTGGTAAATCCCATACAATGTTAGGGTCGTAAGTATAACCCAATACTTGTTTTAATGCTGGACTACTGTAATGATGTAGAACCGCAATCTTGTCTTTTCTGCTTTTCGCATTATGGACTTCTTTAAAAATATGATGAAATAATTTATTCATTAAAAGTCTCCAATCACTTCCATTAGATTTTTCAATCTGTTCTTAATAAAATAATTTAGTAAACCGTTTTTCTTCGGTATGTCATAATTATAATAAGTATTTAGTATTTCTTCTGAAATATTATCTGGCACTAAATCAAGATTTACCAACTGTTCATTTCTCTTATAGTTTCTTAACATATCGCCTTCACAGAAGTCCTGAGGGTCTTGATTTAACCATATTTCGAGTTTTTTTGAAAGTATGGGTGATTGTCTTGAGTGTGATACAATCGCACTGTCTTCACTTAATATGTTAGGCACACCATCACCTCTATCACCACGAATGATATGTTCTTTTAAGTATGCTTCTGGATTATCTACCTTCACCCATTTCTTTTGAATGGTTGACCATTGACTAACATTTACAAATTTTTGTAGTTGTTGAAAGTCTTTATCACTAGATATAATCAGAATCTTTTCTGAAACTTCATTCATTAACTGAACACCAAACTCTTTACAAAGAACACCGATGATATCATCTGCCTCTGCTTTCTCTACTTGTATAACTCGATAAGGGAAGTATTCTTTAATCTCATCTCTTATCTTATTCAATACACCATAGACTTGTTGCCAATCGATTGGGGATTCGTCTCTACCTTCTTTTCTTAATGCTTTATAGTAAGGGAAGATATCTCTTCTCCAATAGTGACGGTCGTCAGCACAGATAACCATTTCACCATATTCTTTACCATAATCTACTTTGATTTGTCTAAGACTATTCAATATCTGATGTCTTAACAAATCTTCATTCACTGTAGTTTCTTTCTTGTCCATGTTAATCATGGCGTTAGAAACCATTATTTGACTAAAGTCAACTAAAATCATAATTTACTCCATAAGATTTTTCTTAATCTCTTTCATTATTTTATCATTAAAATTCCGTTTTGTAAACATATCATAGATTTTTTTGAAATTTAATCTTGGTTGTTTTTGCTTTAAAGTCATACAATCATTTTGATAATCTTCTAACTCTTCACTCATTTTAAATTTCTTAAAGTTAATCTTTTCATCCGTATGAAATTTTAGATAAAATAAAGCATCATTATTTTCTACATCAAAGTCATTTGTCCATAATATTGCGGCATGGACTGGTCTAAACCATTTTGATATATTCATTGTTCCAGAAAGTAATCTTGTATTTCTTGTAAAACTATTGTTGTGTAAACTGGCAGGTATTTGACTCATTTCGACATCAGAATCAGAAAAGAATGTTGTGCCGAACAAAAATTGTATAACACCTTCATCAGAATGAACCAAGTCTATATAATTATCAAACCATTCTTGGTCTCTATAAGTTTTTAGAGATTCGTTTTCTAATCTCATATCAAATTTGAATGGAGACTTCATAATAAAAACATTTTTAAAATATTCTAAATTAGAATAACATCTTCTGTAAGTATTAAAAGGAAGACTTTTATAATATTCTGAAGTTAGTAGAGGTTGTGGTTCATAATCACACAGTTCATTTGCCCACTTTCTGTTTTGACTATAATAAATGTTGATAGCCACTTTCCATTTCCTTTGTCCATACAGCACCGACATCTGGATAGTAGACACCTATCGTTCTTTTCGGCATGCCGTCTTTATCATATGCCATCGCAATACATTGTTTAGATACTGGGTTGTTTTCTTTTTCACCCCAAAAATTTGCTACATAATCACCGTTAGCAAGATAGTATTCTAATTGAGAAATGTAACCTTTAATCTTACCGATATTCGCAAGAGTATTCTTACCTAAACCTCTACGGAAGTTATACATTTCTACTTTAAGTAATTCTTTCTGATGTTTAATCCAACCTCTTACACTGACACGACTTAGTTCATCTGTGTCTGGCAGTGCTAAAACTGAAGGGTGAACATTACTATACTTTGGTGTCTTCGTTGCCATCTAATCTCTCCTCTGCTTCTCTACATATTAACATTAGTTGCCTATACAGTTTATTGTATCGGAACTCCCACTTTTGAGTCATCTTCAATTGTTCTTCATACAATGCTCTGTAATCTGGTTTCTTCTTAAATATTTTGAAGACCGTCCAGTGTTTACAGTGCTCAGATTTACAATTAAAGAATCGTCTGATTTTTGCTATTAATTTTTTCATAGTGTCAAGTATACCATAATAAAGAGAAGAAGTCAAGTTTTAAGTCTAACATCATCATAAGTAAAAACTACATTTACAGCAAATCTTTGTTTAACTTCGGTCGGACCTACTCCTCTATGCCTAATATTTGAATTGAAAGCAACACCTCTTCCGACTTGTGAAGGCACAAATTCATTTTCAACTAAAGTTCCACCATCATTAGTATTTAAGTTTATTGTAACACTTCGAACATTTGGGTCTGTAGCATCAGTATGGTCAATACCATCAGAACCAGTGTTATAGTAATTAAATAACACTCTATGTAATTCAGGATTTTTATATTCATACTTACTAGATTGTAAATATCTAAAATAGATATAATCTACTAAAGAAGTCAACCAAGCATATTTTTTATTCTTTTCATCAGTAGCATCTTTTGAATAACTCAAAAAAAGAAATCCAGTATCTGATTTATTAGAAACCTTATTCCAAGTGTAATTTTTACTTATTGTATTTTCATCATAAGCAATGTTCCAAACATCTTTGGCATAATATAATTTATCTATTATGTAGTAGCAATAATCTTCGTCTACTAAATTATCAATTACTTCAATGTCTGTAGAAAATCTGTCCATTCTGCTGCTCTTAAATCCCAATTGTAAAAATTATCAACCCAATTCTTTTGAAAGATTAATTTCTTCTGTAACATTTCATCACGATGCTGTTGAACAGCAGCATATAGATTATTCGCAAAGACATTGGCATGTTCATTTAAATCTTCTGACCACTGATACATTCTTGCGAAGTTACCAGTTGTTTCTGTTAATGCTGTGAAGTTAGGACAAACCACTTCACATCCAGCACTCATTGCTTCAAGTGCAGAGATACAAGAAGTCTCTGGCCAAATACTAGGATAAGCA